AAACTTTAGTCTTAGTTCCAGAAGAAGCAGAACTAAAAGAAGTAATAGTCTTGGCAGTAGTTGCAGTTTCAACCCCACCTAAATGGTAAGTTGGTCTTCCCGCATTATCAGCTACCCTTAAAGGTGCTGCATGAGTCACAACACCAAAAGCTTTTGGATATGGTACAGTATCTCCATTATAATCAGCACCTTGATCTAATAAATTCTGAGTATACTTCGGATCATTTAATGTATAAGATGCTGTATCTATATCATATCCTTTTAAGTAGATATCCCCTTCAAATAATTCTACTGCTGCTGATTCAGTAGTGGCAGTATATTTAGCAAGCAATGTTAGTTGTTTCGGTGGTATTCCTTCAGTTACAAAAGCATCTAAACTAAGAGATATTTCACCAAAACCAATTCGTACAAATCCACCATAATTAGTTGCGGTTTGATACTGAGGTGAAGCAAATGATTCAATATAAGCATCCCAGTAATGATCTAGAGCTTCTCCATCTAAACTCATTCGTCTTACACTATTGCCTAAATCGTCATTCCATACATGATTTGTGGTATTCAACCATATGACATCTAAGGTATCTTTCCAGATGATACCTTTGTCAGTTGATATTTCAATCAGGATTGCCATTATACTCTGTATAGTCTCCTGGTTTCATTACCCTTAGTTCTATTAGCTGTTACACGAACATTATCAGCCCTGGCATCTACATAGCTACCCAACACTTTCCCATCAAGCTCAATTGATCTTTCCTTATTTGAAGCTATCTCTTTCAAAAGTTCGTTCTGCTCTCTGAGTAATTGAAGTTCTTCCTCACTTTTCGCACCATCTTGCGTAGAACCACCATTTAAAAATTGCACTGGTATAGACATATTTTTCATTGGAATGACTGCTTCAGTACCATGTAATAATTCCATATGTCCAGATTCTGATCCAGTAGAAATACCACCTTCTTTATAACCACCAACGCCTCTGACTGCCGTAACAGTGTTTGTGTAATTATTTGTGTGCCATACTGAACCAGCAGAACTTAAATACCCTCCAGTAACGTAAACACTTTTGCTACCACCAGTAGTTGATACTGTGCCACCAATTCTGAGATCATGCAATCTATTATATATGTGCAACAAATAACCAGCATACCCCGATATGTTCGAAAGATAATTTCGTGAAGTCTCTATATTATTCCCCTGATCCACTATTTCATTCGCCCAAGTAGCAGTGGGGAACATTTCTCCTCGTATCAAGCCATTAGAAGTGCCATCAATCCTTGCTCCGTTACCACCATACAGCTTAACACGTGTATCATACTGTCTGTTATACAAATTTGTCAACCAATCACGTGTGTTTGTCTGTATGTTATATATATTTTTCAGCCATGCTATCATAGTTGGATCGCTGGAACTACCACCAGTTGTAGCCACTGTACCACCAACTCTGAGATCATGTAATCTATTGTAAATGTGCAGCAAATAAACCATATAAGCACTTTGCTGTGCAGAAATATTTGCAAGATAATTTCGTGAAGTCTCTATGTGATTTCCTTGATTGACTATTTCAACAGCCCAAGAATTGGTCGGAAAAGTCTCAGTTCTGATTAATCCTTCAGCATTGCCATCAATCCTTGCTCCGTTACCACCATACAAATAAACTTTCTGAAATTCAGGAGCAACACCACCTCCACCTCCAGAGCCGTCTCCTGCTGTATAATCCCACAAACCACCAGCACCAGCAAAAGTACTTGACCATGAAGAAGTATCAAAACTCCAAGAGCCCATCATATTACCAGGACTTTGGTAATCACCTAACGATTTTGCTGTCAACATTGTATTATTGAAAATACCAAGCAATAACGCTGTTTGTGTTTGCCACACAGCCATCTCAGTTAATTCAACTTCAACCGTTCCAACAACCGATGATCTAATATCACGGATTACTGACTCTGGAGTGCCTGTTGCCGCCAACATATCTTCAAGTTCACTCCATGTCATATCTCCACTATCATATCTACCTTGAATTTCTTTCATGGTTGAAGTAGCTATGCCTGCATCTGTCATTGCAGTTTCTAAAGCACTCCATGTTGGAAATGCTCCTGAACTATCATTATATGCTGCTTCAATTGTTTTCCATGCTGTTGAATCTTCTCCTACATTCGCATCTGCCATTGCTGTTTTAAAATCAGACCATAAAGCAAGATCAGGTTGACCAGCAGTTGCATTATAAACAGCCGCAAGTACTTTTTCAGCCGTAGCATCATCAATATCACCCATTTCAAAAGCAATGATGAAATCAGTCCAATACTTTAAACCCTCTTCGCCACTATCTTCATATACAGCTTGTAGATATTTAGTAGCCCAAGAATCAGACATCCCCATTGCAACCCAAGCATCATAAAAATCATCCCAAGTTGCAAAGGTTAAATTACTATCATTCAAGTATGTGATTTTGAGATATTTTTCAATTGTTTCTACATCAGCACCGTAGTCAATAAATGTTTGTTTCAATTGGGACCACGGAATGCCTTCATCAGATAATTGTGCTAGAAATGCCCAAGATGCTTTTGAATCCCAACCAGATTCCCCTAATACAAAATTAAGGGCACTCATTAATTCAGTAGGTGTTGCAGAATTCCATACTCCATCATTGTTAATCCAAGTAATAACAGCGTCAGAGTTCCAACCACCTTCAGCATTAGTTCTTAAAAATCTTAATCCTGTCATAGCTTCTTCAAAAGTACTTGAATCCCAAGCTCCTTCATTAGCCAGAAAGGTTAAAACCGCTTCCGCATTCCAATCTTTTCCATTCTCATCAAAAATAAATCCAATCAATTCTAGATTATCAGTCCACGTATTTTCATCCCAAAATTCATCAGATGCCAACATCATAATGGTTGCAGTTGAAGTCCAGCTTCCACCATTGGCTGGATCTACAAGAAAACCAAGAAGTTCCATTCTTTCAGCAAAAGTACCACCAAAATTTTCTAGCATGGTGGCAACAAAACTGATCATTACATCATCTTCCCACCCATAAAATTCTAGAATTTGTTTCAATGCTTCAATAGCTTCAGCACTTCCAGCAGTATCCCATTCAAAAGTTATAACAAGACTTCCAGCTTCAAGCCTTCTTAATGCTGTTTCTATTGTTTCTGCCATACCTTCAAACTGAGCTAACAATGCTGAATAGTCAGGTTCTAAATTTTCAAGTTGTGCGTCAATGCTCTCCAGTTCTGCCAGTATAGCCTCATCATAAGACTGAGCTTCAGCATTGGCCTTTACAGCTTCAATGTCAGCCATTACACTATCGTAGATACCTTGATATATATCTGAAGATTTAAACTCCTCCTGTTGTTGCTGCAAATGAGTTTGCACAAAACCACTGTATTCTTGCATTGCTTCTAAATCGCCTGTCATAGCAGCAGCAAGTAAAGTATCATAATCTTGTTGTGCTTCTTCTGCCTTCTCATATGGTAAAGAAACATTCAAGGTGCTATATTTTATCGACTTAATCAAATCTTCCAAAGATTCCACAACATTTTGAAAATTTTGCGCTAAACGTAGTTCTTCTTCTAAGACACTTTTACGTTCATTTAGTTCTTCCCTAATTCCAGCAATTCTTTCATCTTCAGCAGCTTTTCCTTCTGAATACCAATCACCTAAGAGTTCAGTCATTTCAAGAAGAACACCTTCCGTCATAGGGTCTGTTTCACCTAATCCTTCTATCTGATTCCATATAGAAGCCGCTCTTGCTGCATGACCACCACCAATACCCATATCATCTTGAATTTGTAATCTTAGATTTTCAAGATTTTCTCTAATATCGTCTGCCAAACTTTCTATTGCATCGGCAGTCAAATCAAATGCATTGGCCAATGTCATAATATCTGCAACTAATTGTGTTACGGAAACGCTCAGATTATCTGCCCACGCTTGCACTTCTTCTGCTGTCATGGATAAAAATTGATTCACAATTTTCTGTGCAAAATCTTTATCCATTTTATCGTAATCAAGATTGTACCTTTCTGCAATTTCCCACAGTCCAGTGTCTTTACCAGCCAATTCAGCTTGAGCCTTTCTAATATCGTAAAGGTTCTGTTCCTGTTGAACAAGAAATGCAACATCTTCAGCCATCTCCTGCCATGTAATACCCAACCTGTCGGCCTCTGCTTTCAATTCTTCAAGGGTCCAACTCTCAAAATTTTTGACAAGTGAACCTAAAGAATTACCGTACCGATCTTGAAGTTCAGTCAATCTCCCCATTCTGTATTCATAATCAGTAATTAATCCCAGACTTCTCTTGATCGCATCTAGCTGTCGTCTTTCTATTGCTATAAACTCATCCTGTAATCTTTGAAGTTCGGCAATATCATCTTTATACTTTTGGATTGTTTCTGAATCTCCTCCACCAGCTATAAGTTCATCCAGTTGCTTTTGCAAATAAGCAATAGCAGAGGTATAATCACCTTTACCTAAATCTGTTAAAATATCACTTATTTCTTGTCTATTAGCTTCACTCAAATTAGCATCTGATAATCGATCCTCAAAAGACTCAACAGCAGTTTTCAATGATTTTAAATATGTAATATAAGAATCAAGAACGTAAACCCATTCAGTATTTCCAGCATTAGATTGTTTTCTACGCATATCTTGAACAGCCGTAATCGTATCATCTATTGAATCTGATATTGCAGCAAGACCACTCAATACATCTTCATTCGAAATATCCTCATTTGATAAACTATCCACCCATGCTGTTATTTGATTAGACAGTGCATTGGTCATTTCCTGAAGGCCATCAAAAACACCATTTGCATCCTCAAGTTTATTATACCAATTTTTCAACCCACCAACAAATGCATTTAAATCCTCTGTAATACTGGGAAATAAATCTTTCATGGGAACTTGTGATAACGATTCCAAATCGAGAGTAAATGTGTTAATAACGGTTTCTAGTCCATCTAAGTAATCTAAAACATCATTAAGGTAATCTACTATTTCATAATCTTGTTCTCCAAACTGTGCCCTTTCAACGGCTTCTCTGTACTCTTGTATGCTAGTTTTAATTTCCCCTAACGCAACTTTCATATCGGCAGAATCCATATCGGACATATCTCTAACGAAATCTGAAAGAAGTGTCATTAATTTACTAGCTTGATTAGCGGCCCTCTCAAAATTGAACCCACCAAATTCTTGGGACCATGCATATAATTGATTGGCCTGATTCTTTAATTCATTTATAACAGACTTAAAGGAATTTTTCATATCTGAAATAATTCCAGTAAGGTCTGCACCACTTTCGTCAAAGGTTTTAAACAACTCTTCAAAATATGTTATAACAGCACTTATATCTCCACCAGTTTCCAAAATATTAATTAACTCTGCAACTTCTTTAATACTGTCAGCCAAACCATCCATGATTTTGTCTATTTCATCTTGTATTGCTTTTTTTGCATCATTATAATATTTATGAATATCTTCTATTTTTCGTGCATCAAGGCCTTTATCTTCCGCCATAGTGGCGTACACTCCAGCAAAGGTGTTATTAATACTTATAACAGCTTCCTCAAATGCTGTAACCAATCCTTCCGCACCTTTTATGGTATCTTCGATTCCTTTCCAAAAAGATTCCATATATTCTTCAGCGGCTTCTTCCAGCTTCTTTTTGCGTTTCTCTTCTAGATCAGTAATTTTATCTAAATCAACACCATAGCGTTCCAATAGTGCCAAGTAGGCATCAAATTGACCATTGATTTTAGCAAGATATTTATCAAGTCCTGTTACTGGTTTCGCTATTGCACCAAGATTACCTATACCCTCTGTCATTCCATTATATATGTCTTTAAATTTTGCAGCTAGTTCAGCCTCACTCAAAGTGACACCCAAAGCTTCCATCTGCGCTGCATAACCTTCTAGTTCAGCAGTAGCTAATGTCGTTGCTTCTTGAGCTTTAGTCATTCCAGCAGTTGTACCGTCTAACCAATGGTTAAAGTCTGTCCATACAACTTCCGCTTTCACCATTTGCTTCATTGATTCATTAAATGCATGAAAAAATTCCTCAGGATCATTCATGAAAAGATCCTTATCTAATCCAGATAACATCCCGAGAATATTATCATTCATTAATTTGTAAACATCTTTTTTCTTAATATTGACTAGTGCCTCTTCAACATACTCCTCAAAGTATTTCCCCATTAAAGCATGTAATTGTGTCGCTGCATTACCCCTACCTGTACCAGATAAACTTCCACTATAAGAGGTAGGATTAAGATCATCGAATATTGGATTAGCATCAGGTGGCCTTACCCAATAGGGATTTTTTCTGCTTATAGATAATTTAGGTGTAACGTGATCCTGGGCCATCTTGATAAGAGTAAACGATAATTCTTCCCAAGGTATATTTTCTAGTCCCTTTTTGATTTTTCGTTGACTCTCATAAGATACATTCTTATATATCTCCTCATACATACTAAAATGATCAGCCAACACGCTAGACATCCAGTTTACATCTTTATTTGCATCTGATTCAGAATACCCAATTGCACCAACTCCAGTTATAGCAACATCGAATAAATGTGATTGTAATTTTGACATTTCCGCTTGAGCTTTTACCCAAACGCTGGCATCTGGTTTCGTATTATTATCGAAAACCATGTAACCACCAATGATAATAGCAACAACAGCAGCAGCAATACCAGAAGCAGCACCAGCACCCATTCCAGTAGTGGAAGCGTTTGCACCCATGTTCGCCATGTTGCCAACCATACCGGCTGAATCAACTGCCATACCACTCATGTAACCAGTATTCATTGCATAGGCAGCTTCAGCGCCTGCAACTTGAGCAGCAGTCATTGTTCCTGTCTGGCCTAAACCTTTTGCATAATCTTTTCCCCAACTACCAATATCACCCGCCCAATTTTGACCTTGTTGAGTGGTAGTAACAGCAGTTGAGGAAGAACTACCAGAAAGACTATCTATCAAACCATTAAGAGATAAGCTCTTCCCGGTGTACAACTCATATCCCTTGGCAAGCATACTACCAATGGTTGTCCAACTCATTGAAGAACCACCTACACTCACGCCTCCCATTCCAACGCCACTTCCACTTCCTCCACCACTGATACTGATACTTCTACTTCCGCTTCCACTTCCAAGAGCGGATACTAGCAATTCTAATATGCCTGACATGACCAATTCTTTTATAAGTCTCGCTATCATTTTAAGGAAACTATCTAACAAATCGTCAAGCCAATCCTTCCAAACATCTTTTGCTGCATCTACTCCTTCAGTAAATACTTTAACAAAGCTATCCTCAAATGCACTACCGAAACTTTCCAGAAAATCATAACCAAATTGGCCTATCTCTTGGTAGTAATTTTCCCATGCTGTTTTCATTTCAACAAGGTATGCAACCATACCACCAGCTAAACCCTTGTTAGCTATGAGGTATTCTTGTACTAATTCACGATTTTTAAGGATTTGCCATCTATTCAGTGCCTCAAGTAATTGCATTTGTTTTTGTGTATATTTTCCATTTTCATCCGCTTTTATTTTAAGAGATTCAATATACTTCTCTTTTTCAAGTTCAATAATCTGTATCTGTGCGTCAAAGTAATTGCCAGAGACTTCATTCAAATCTTTATAAAGGGACTTCATTGCTACAAGTCTATCATTATCATATTGATCTTGTTGTTTACTTAATTCCTCTAATTGGATTCTTTGAATTTCGGGCCATTTACTCATTAAATCTCTAGCTTCATCATTCCTTCCAACATTAAAAAGATTTCTAACATGTTCTGCCCATGTCTCTTTAGCTTTTTTCATAGTGGTAGCCATAGCTTGGTCTTTAGAAAGGCCCTGCAAAGCTTTTTTAGCTATTTGTTTTACCCATTTATCATAATAAGTTAATGCTTTTTGATATTTCCTTTGATGATCGGCTAACTCAGCAGCATTAATAGATTGAATAAATTTAAGTTTTTTCAATTCTAAAGCTCTAACTTTTTCATTATAATTTTCGTCTATTTCCAATTTAGCAGATCGTAATCCTGCATTATATTCTAGATCACTAGTTCCAGATTTTCTCTTTAAAGCCCAAATTCGTTCTTCTGCTTGTATTTCTGTCTCTCTAGACGTTTCCCATATTTTTTGCAATGCAACATTTTGTTCTTCTACTTCCGCAATAGATTCTTTTCTTAATTGACTTATATCCTCATTATTTTTCAAAGCATATTTTATTTTAGTTAAAGCAGACTTTTCGTATATTGCTATTTCTTGTTCCTCTGCGTCAGCCAAAATGGAAAGTCTTTTTAATTCCGTATCTCTAACAGTCTCTACTGTTTTAATAGTAATTTTTTCATTTATAGCTGAAATTTTATCAGCCCGATTCTGTGCAATATTCTCCTCTTTAATTGTTTGTTGTTCATAAAATTTAACAATAGAAGATGCTCTTTCTTGTCTTATCCTATCAAATTTTTTATCAATAAGGTCTATACTAGATTTTTTATCTTCCTCTAATATTTTAAGTTGATCCCCAGAAGCCTTTGAATTTTTTATTATTATATCATGTTTTTCTGCTTCCTTAGTTATTTCTGCTTCCCGTGATTGCGCTAAAGATAACTCAAAATCTCGTTGATTATTTGTAATTAATATTTGCTGCTGTTCCTTTAAATCAACTATGGAATCGCCTCTTTTTATAGCTTCCGCTATTTGATTAGCTGTATCAGTTTTAATAACAGCCAAAGAATCATTCAATTGTTTGGTATTAAGATCAGTCTCCTGTTTTTGCATAGCAGCTTTATTATCAATAATGGAACCTTGCGCTTTTTTGACTGCGGTGACTAATGCATTCTCAGCTTTAATTTGATCACTAATACTTTTGTTTAATATTTTAGATTGCCCTTTACGCATATTATTAAACAAAAGCATGTATTCTTCAGAATACTTTTTAACCTTACTCATACGGTCAGTAAATTCTGTACCTAGAGTAAATACATTAGCTTCTATTTTACTTCTTTCCATAGGATCTTTAATTTGTTTTAATTTAGAAGCTATTTCCTCATCTTGTTTCATTCTAGCATCATATACTCTTCCAGCATTAGTACGCATTCCTCTAATATATTCTTTAGCTCCTTCTTTATCTCTGGCGGCAAGCAATAAATACGCACCTTCTGTTTTAAGATCCTCTTCTAATTTATCTAAAAATTTCTTCCTATCATAAGAAGGTAATTTAATTTCCCCACTTTCATACTGTTCTTTTGCTATTCGTAAAGCCTCATTATACTTAGTTTGCTCCTCTAATTTTTCTCTTTCTCTCGTAGCAGCCAAAGCACTACCTTTATAATAGTCGCTATTTTCATACGTTCCTCCCGAACTTCTCATATTATCCACTAAATATTGTACTTTCGCAGCTTTTTCTGCCATTACTAAAATCTGAGCTTCTACATTTTTTAAAGCCACTTTTTCTTTATCAGTATCAATTAAATCAAGTTGATATTCCTGTTGTTGAATATTATCTAAAATAGTATCTCTTTTTTCTCTAAGATCAGATAATTCAGTTTTAAGATAATTTAATGCCACTTTAGCTGTTTTTAAATTGAAAACTTCAAATGCCTGTTCAGGAGATTTATCTAATGTTTTTAGTGCTAAAAATGCTCGTTGTTGCTTTATACCTTCCTTTAAACTTTCCGTATACTTTTTTGACCCCCATATATTCTTATCCCACCATTCCCATTGTTCAGCCAACCATTCAGATAGTTTATAAGCTATTACAGCAGCAATAGCTCCACCTAACAGATACAATTGAGAAGCATATTTTGCTGCAAATCCTTTTGCCATAGCTAATGCTTTACCGCCACGTGTCACTTGATCTGCAAACATAGGAAGAGCATTAGCAGCATTCATAGCCGTAACTGCTACATGCATTTCTCTAAAAATTGTAACTATAGCTAAAGCTTTGCCAAGACCCCACATAGCCACAGTTAACCCAATTACCTGTGGTATACTTTCAACAATATATTTTGTCCATTCTTTTACTTCATCTTTATTTTCCCTAAACCATTCAGTAGCATTATTAAGTACACTTTCCAGTGTTTCTTGATATTCTTCAAATACTTCAATGGCTAAACTCTGTACTACTGAGGACAATTCTTTAAAAGCACGCCACACAGTTTTTAAAGAATCTGTAAACTTTTTAGCAGCTCCTTCAGAATTTTCTAATTTTTCATAAAATTCATCATAAAGTTTAAGATTTTGCATAAGAGCTAGAATAGCAGGAGTAGAACGAAGCCCAAACATTGTTTTGAGTTCTCCAACTAATCTATCTGGAGAATAACTCTTACTAGCAAGTTTTCTTAAAACATCTAATAAGTTAGCTCCTTCCATACCCATAGACTTAGCAGCATCACTCATGCGCATCATAGCCATTCGTAAAGACCTACCAGCCATACCAGCTTTGATACCAGATTGAGACATGACCCCAAGCATAGCTGAAACTTGTTGTACACTGTAACCTAATTTAGAAGCGACAGGAGCAACAAATTTCATTGACTGTCCAAGCATTTCAATATTGGTATTACTATTAGTAATTGTAGCAGTAAACACATCTACAACCATTCCTAGCTGTTCTGCTTCTAATCCAAATGCTCTGAGAACATCAGTAGAAATATCAGTGGCACGTTTCAATTCTAATTGCCCAATAAAGGCAAGATTTAAAACATCAGGAAGAGCCGCAATAGATTCATCTACTGCAAAACCAGCCATAGCTAAAAATCTCATAGCTTCAGCGGCTTCTTTAGCTGTAAAAACTGTAGTCTCTCCAGCCTTTTTCACCACATCCATTAAAACCTCAAATTGTGCAGTGGTCGCCTCAGTAATAGCCCTAACCATAGACATTTCATGTTCAAATTCTACACCTAGACCTATAGTACCTGTAATGGCTCTAGTAACTCTACGCATAGCCATATAGGAAAGAGTAACCGCAGCAACATGGGGAATTAAACCAGCAAAACCTTTACTCGTTTTAGCGATAGTAGTATTTAATTTGGCTTGTTCTGTTTTATTTGCTTTAGTAACTGAGGTATTCTTGGCAATACTTTTTGATAAATTTTGATAGGAAGAAGTTAACTTCATATTGTTTAAAACCGCAGCAGTACTCGTTTTATTCAATGCTTGTTGCACTAATCTATTTGCACTAATAGATTTACGAAAAGCATCCCATTTATTTGTTAATCTTGCAGATACCCCTATCTGTTTAAGAAATGCAGAAGTTACTTTATTAGTAGAAGTTTCTAATTTTTTATTAACAACTACTCCCGCATGTATTCTAGCAAAAAGAAGTTTAACCGCCGCCGCAGTATTTTTTTGTACAGTTACATTTTTTTCTAAAGTCTTATTAACAGTAGTTAACTTCTTTTCATAAATCCCAACGGCTGTGGAAGCTTTCAAAAGTGTTGTATTAGCCTTTGTTCCCATATTTTCTAAAAAATGACTAATTTGCTGTACTTCTCTTTGCACACTCTTAGCAGCAGTGGAAAATTGTTTAGCACTATCAACTGGAAAAGCTACCATCAACATTTTTTTAACTTGCTCAAGGGAGGTCGTCATATTCTTCATTTGGAGTTTTATTCTTTCCAAATCAGATATGGTTTTCCCAACTCCAGAAGAAGTTACTGGTATATTTATTCCATCTACATTAGACATAATTTACCACCTGCCATAAAAAAAGGTCGTGAAGTCACAAACCAATCCTGGTGACTACCGACCTTTTGCTTTTGGCACTCTAGAGGCGCTCTTTGCATTTTTAGCTCCGCTTTTCTCTTGCGACTTCTTACTTTCCTTATTTTGAAAAGCTAAATATTCAGAATCTAATGCTCCTACAAATCTGATATATTCTAACTGATCTTCTAAATCAGTTATTCTCCAAATACGAAAATAAGACTCAAATGCAGAAAGCGGAATTGCACCGACACCCATGCCGGTACTTCTTGAACTACTTAAAACTTGAAACGCATTCCAAAAAGGAACTAAATCGTGTGTTAGTTCTGGTTTATCGTCTAACACACTTCCTATATCGTGACCCTCTTCCTCTAACTTCTCAAACCATTCTAACTGACCTTTGTTCTTGAGGGTCCAACTTAGGAGTTTTTTAAGTTCTCTTCTGCCTCCTCAGCATCTTCCTGCATGTAAGCTTCCATCTCATTAGCAAAATCATTAATGTAATCTTTCAAATCTTTGAACTCTGTGAGAATTTTAATGGCGTTCTCTTTAGAATAAGGAAGAGGTTTTCCATCCATCTCAACATTCTTCCAACCCAAAAGAACAGTTTCTGCCATACATTCAATCATCAACTTTTCTGCAACATCTTCTTTCAAAGAACCACGCCTGATCGCTTTACGGTGAGGCTTACTAAGTCTTTGAAAAAGTTTTTGGTATTTAGGATTACCAATACGAGCAATCAGCATTTCAATGCCGTCACCCAGATCCTGCCAGACACCATCGGTTTCTTTATCTTCATTAGTTGCATAAAGCTTCCTAATATCCGCCATTTTGCATTCCCCCGTTAATTGAAATTAATAAAAAGATTCTTCTCCAACTTTTTCTACTTCATCCTCTTCCATGTTAACAACAACATTTTCTACTGTCAAGTCTTTTTTACCTTCCTTCTTTTCAACCTCTTTCATTACGACAATATCTCCAGGTTCTTTCACATATCTAATTCTAGTTACCCCACCATATTTACTAGGATATTCTACAGATGTATCGAAATTCTCCAACTTAGTGGAAAGAACTGTATTCCAAATCTTATTTTTAGGATCAAAATCATCCAAATATACTATAGTCATTTTTAACCCCTAGCAGACCAAGCATCTATCAGTGTTGACACGGGGCACACACCAACAGAGAAAGATAGATACTTGATCTTATCCAAGATTAAGCGTCAAATTTACTGACCTGAATGGTGTAGGTGTAAGTCGGATCTCTATAAGCACGGAACCCAACCGCTTCCATAACATCCTGATCTTGACCACCAGAATTGACAGAATCAGATTCAAATTCAATCTGAGGCATATCAAAAATGTACGCATTTCCAGCCGTATCTTCTACTTTAAAAGAAATAGAAGTGGCAGTACCAGCTAAATACTTATCATACAAAGAATTATCCTTAAAGAACGCATTCAGTGTACCAGTGACATCACACTTACCCACGCCAATATCACAATTACCGAGATTAGCAATAGATTTCAAGCCACGTACATTATTTGCTACAGAAATATCAAGACCCTGTACCAAACAATCTGACACTGTATCTCCAGCTTCTCTAACTTCTGCCACGTTAACAACCGCATTAAGAACAGAAGTGGTAGTAACTCCAGTAGCAGCATCGGCTGTAGAAGAAACAGAGGACAAATTTGCATTCTTCCCAATATAGTCAAAACTTCCTGTTAAAATTGCACCAGACTGGACAGACAGTGAGAAAGAATTACACACTGCGCCAAGAAAGGAAAAATACTGCGTAGCCGGTGAAGTAAGACCAGCATGTTCCCTAATGAACGTATAACTATGTTCAGTAGTTCCATTACGCAAATAAGCGCCAACAATGGTGACGGTATCCGATGCGGATGCCACAGTAGCATCAGGCACAGGAAGGACACTTATGCTAGTATAACTAGCCTTCGCTGAGACTTGGTAATAACCATTATTGGTGGCATTAGAACTACCACGCAATTCAATCCACTGACCAACAGTAACCAAAGAAAAGTTAGCTGTATCATCAGTAGCACCAGTTCCAGCAGTAAGTGTACCTGCCACATCAATACCAATACCCAAAGCAGAAATAGCCAACTGTGTTGACCAATCACTCCATAGGGCACCTTCAAGCAGGTCCCCAAAGGTATTGTAGCTAAATTCAAAATTAAACCCGCCAGTAACATCGGCATCAGTCTGAATCAAATCCGTGATCTGGCGATCATTTCGAATTTCTGTACTTGTCACATTAGTAATGTTATAGGCAAAAGATTCACTTGTGAATCTTAGCGTCTGGTAAGTCCCACTTGCAGCGGTCCCCCAAGTGGTCTCCTCCTTAAAATGAAGTGCTGTTCTGTTACTATCCATGGTCTATCCTCCTCAAAGATAGTTTAAATTAACATCATCTCTGTTATCCAGGGGCTTCCGACCCTAACTAACTACATATATCAAGCGGCTGACGTTCGCTTATGACCAAATTTACTAATCTTTCCAGATTCTCTTTATAACATTCACATGAGCATTCTATCTGAAAAAATGACATCTTACTACATTTAGGTTGCCCTTTACAGTCCAACGGTAATTCCTTTACTGCTTTAATCTTTACTTCCAAGGGTATATTCATTTTACATAACCCGCATTCTTTTCAATTCTAAAAACATTTAAAGTCCTACATGTAGTCTTGGTACATTTTATTTCTATAATGGCTAAATTGTCAACCTGTTTTATTTTCGCTAACAATTTATTGCAATTACAACATCTACATTCGTTTTCTTTAGATGGGGAAATTAACTTAAATTTAATCACGATGCATTATCCAATGTTATATCAACTTGAAAAGGAGTCAAAACATTGTACTGAAACATCCCCTCTACTTCACCAATTCGAATGATCTTTGGAGTTTTACAAAGTATATCCATAGTAGAAAATTGAGCGTTTCTAAAAATAGTGGCTATAGAATCTGCATAACCTCTAGCAGTATTAGTTCCACTTTTTAATGGTACATTCACATATACCATTATGAAACCTTCATATCTATGAGTAGCATTCTCTCCAGAATTGTAAGTTATTTGTCTTCCAATACCTTCATCAATTATTATATGAATAAAAGCTGTATCAGCAGATGGAGTATAATCTATATTATCAATGGCCACATCCGTAGCACTCCAATTATCTGTTAATCGACTTTCAATATATTGGCGTAAATCTTGAAAAGATCCCATAGTTAAATACCAAAATAACTTCCTTTAAGGTCTTTTATGAATTGACGTATTCTTGGTTTCACTTGTAGTAAAGCTTTTTCATAAACCAAATAAGGCATTGTTGAACTCTCAGTACCTAACCAACCAGCATATTCTACCTGTTTAGCATAAGAATACCCTTTTTCAGTTTGAACTGAATTTGTAAGAAAAACATTATCCTCAGATTTAATAGACTCCAATTTAGGTAATTGCGATGCCAATACTTTGCTTCTGGCCTCATCTAAAGAACCAGCACCATTTTTCGAAAAAGAATTATCTTCAGCTCCAATACCTATTCTATGACTGGATACATATCTACCAGTTACAAAAGGAACATTTTCTGCACTAACAACCGCTTTAAATAACTCTTCTCCAACTTTCTTCTTAATTGCAGCAGCCAGATGTGGTACACGACTGATGTACCAATCTAAATTTAGTTCTTTTCCACCTCTTCTTTTATCTACTGTGAAAGAAGTATTATAATCACCAGCCATTACAATCTCCTCAACCACATTTTCCAAGTGGCAAAAGCAGGATCACTGTCTGCTAACATAATGCGATACTTCACATCACTCCACAACAACCAATCATCACTCTTGGGGGTGACTGCTAAATCATTAGCTGCAATAACTACTTGTAAATCCTCGATTTGTATTGGAGTATCTCTTATTTCTTCTAAACCATAATGACGAAATACACCTTTAACCTTATAAAATGGTCCAGTTATGGTTATTTCATCTCCTGCTGCTTCAGTCTCTACAGTCTTTTGAGTTAAAGTAATTCCCGTATCTGTAGCAGCCGTAGCTCTAGCATAACCGTTATTGGTTGCACTTGTGAAACCAGAAATCTTAAACCACTGTACATCATCCGTTGGAATATTATAAGCAGAAAGGTCTGTACTCACAGATTTTAAAGAAGTAGAAGCTACCATGGATAAATCAGTCACCGCACTTATTTCAATAGCACCACTTTCTACATTAGCACCAGTGGTAGCATTATAAGTGGAAGTGCCCAAAGAGTGAAAATAAAAATATTGCGGAACATCATCAAAAGCGTCAATGATAGTCTCCGCTATACTCTGAAAAACTGATTGCAAACCCATAGTTAACGCCTCTCTAGTACTCGGCTATTCGACACACCCAAAACACCGTATGGTTTTATCATATCAAAAACCAAATCGGGAATAATCCCTACTCTATCTCTAGCATTTATATATGCTGCTAGACCTCCAGCTTCTAGTCTTGAAAAACCTTTAGTAGGATCTTCTGCTGTCCTGTCTTTTACAGAAAGTAACCTGGCATATTCTGCTGTAGCTTCTTGTAGAAATTTCGGTATTGTATCCTCATCTACAGCTTCCCCATCTGAATCAGAGATACTTTCCCTAGGCCAACGTAGAGCTTGCGCTGTCGTAGTTTTATTCCCGTTCCAATCAATTTGTTTATCTAACAGAGACGTGGCCCAAATAAGAGTTGCCTCTGCATTAGCAGTTGTTAAGCTACTCCAAGCAGAATACGTGTGAATATTTCTTTGAAGATAATCTGAAGCGGATGCCAAAGTACAATAGGCATTTGCCGAGGCTGATTTAGCAGTTGCTACTAATGTTAGGGCCATGATAGAACCTCAACTTATTTCTTTTTCAAAATACTTTTTGATTTAATACTCCCTTTAACAATTGGTTTTTCAACTTTTTTAATAGGAGCTGGTTTTACTTTTTTAACAACAGGTTCAACTATAGGCTTAGGTTCTTCTTTTACAGGGGCTGTAAAAGTGTAAGATCCATTTGCAACAGATTCCTTAGCATCAATCATGTGTTCAACAGTGAACGGTTTCCCAGTTTTTTGCTCATAAATAGTTATCATGACAAACTCCTTTTAATTTAAGCTTTTACTCAAATTCACTATTTTCCTTTTAGATTCTCTACCAATCATATTGGGCTTTGCAGAACTACTCCAACCATCTCTGTGCCAACCAAATTTATCTAGAACAGTTGCGACATCACCCTTCATTCCAGCAGCATACTTAGGATCGGCATCATTTAAAACTACACCTAATCTATTTAGATACTCACTACTCTCTTGAAGCAAACCTAATGATAAGTGGAATAAACAATAAGCTGCTGCTTCTGGTACATTTGCGTAAGTAAATCTATTTCCACTAGCTAAAGGATTATTAGAATATTCTTCATACACTTCCATAAATCCTTTTCCACCCTGAATGACCAAATTCAACTTCTTTTGCCAAACACCAAATTCGGTCAAATTCATCAGTAAATCTAAATCACGTGGAAATTTCTTTAACCCTTTTAACAACCACCTTTGACAATTTTCTTTATCACTCACTTTTCTGAAAACTGAAACGGCAGTACAAAAAATTGAACCATTAAATTCAACTCCATTTTTCTTAACAACTTCCTCATACTTAAAAATATACTTAATAGCTGTGTTATACTCGCTATATGCTGTGTATGCTTGAACCAAATAAAAATAAGCAGCCACATCATCTGGATCTTGTTCAATTCTTTTCAAGAGAAGGCTTTCAGTACGTTTTCTTTTAATCAATGCTTTCTCTGGTGTTAAATCGTACCCGTAATGATTCAATTCAATTAGATTACAAATTGGCGCTTTTGAATCCCCATTTATAACTTTAGGGGCATTATGAACTGTTCCTAAATATTCAACATGACCCCTTCTAAAAAGACGAACAGAATTAAAACGCATTACCTGTCTATCTTGTTGAATATCATGTAAAACAATAGCAGCAGAACAACAAGGTTCTTCTAATTTAAGTAACCACTGCTTCAATTCCCTAATGGAAGATTCATTGGGTACAATTAGTTCTTCATCAGCATCAAAAATGAAAATCCAGTCTGAGGTAGCATATGAAACAGATTGATTCCTGTGTTTCGAAAAATCATCTTCCCAAGGATGTTCATAAACTTTAGCACCAAAGGACTTAGCAATCTCAATAGACTTATCTTTTGATCCTGTGTCAATAACAATTAGTTCATCTGCTAAATTTTTTAAAGATGGTAAGGAACGTTGAAGGTTCTCTTCTTCGTCCCTTACCATCATGCAGATAGAAATAGATACTTGCCCCGTATCATTCATTATCTACTCCTTATTTTGTGAGGTAATACTCATACTTTACGCCAGTTCCACAAGTACCACCAATGGTCAGGTAATGTCGCAGATAGCGATAAACCGTTCCATCAAACTCATTGTTGAAAGGAATAATGTACTTACCAACGCCCAAATCAACAGCACTGGTAATCTGAGTAGAATCACCCAACTCAATAATATGAAGATCAGTAAGAGTGGAGAAAGAAGTATTCTTTCCACCCTGCAGCCTAAAGGTCATTTTGGTAGAAGCGAGAATATTAGGCACTGCATAAACAAGCAGTACAATATTACCAGCAGTACGTCCACCACCAGTATCAAAGGTTTTGTCCGTACCAACGGGACTTTCACCTACCATAGAAGTTGCCACTGTACCTTTGGCTTTAAGAACCAGAAGGTCATCCACCAACCTAGTTCTTCCATCAACCGTAAAAGTATTGTTTGCCATTTTTAATACCTCTCTATTTCAAGATTTACAAAAAATCAAAAGAAACCCTTTGATTACGCAGCAACGGCACCATCCTTAATGTAGCGTAAACGGGCAGCAGCTTTGGGACGCAGAACGGCAAGAGAAATATACCATTCAATCCTAGTACGGAACACAGGTTTGGTATCAATCTCACCAAGATCCCTAACATCCATAACACCATTCTGCAAGCCCATAACACCATTTTCTGCAAATGAGACACAGTAAATGGAAGTACACTGAGAAGTACCACTATCAGCCGCTTCGGTGAAAGGCATAATATCGTTGTAATCATTATCCTTATCAGCAATCAGAATCGGCAGATCATTGTACTTGGTAATTCTACGACCAAAAGCATCTACATCATAAGTAATATAGCCACCAACGGTGGTAAGTCTTGCAGCAGCAGTAAGCCGCCTACGCATAGTTTTGTTCATCAAAAGGTGAGTCGGTTCATCCACAGCATCAATAAGCTCATCAAGCTTAACCAAACTAAGGACATCACCACCACCAGTTGCACCATCATCAACAACCTGATCACCAGTAAGACGAACCTGGAGACCATCAAATTCTTTAGGTGTAGTTTCAGAATCACCTTTAAGAATAGATTTAGTCATAGCAAGCGACAGGGCTTTAATTTTCAAAGCTTCCTGCGCTCCACGCTGATCGGAATTACCAGTTTTCACCAGCATAACATCAACGTCCAAATCACCACCGGCGATTGCCAGAGATTCAGTAATCTTATCGAATTCTCCGGTTCCCTCAGAGTAAGCTTCATTCACTCCTCTAAACCCGGCAGTGGGTAAATTTTTCTCACGGTTAAAGGTGAGAGCATTACCAGTAATATTTTCAAAGGGCAGAAACTGCAAAATATCGGAACCTCTAGCATACAGTTCCATAACAGTAGCTTTCAGAGCTTCATCCCGACCCATAGCGATCTTTGCCGCTTCAACGAGTGTTAATGCCATTTTTAAATCCTCCTGCTAAAATTTTATCGTCTAAGAGCTTTAAGGCGTTCCCCAGCCGGCATCGAAGTCAACTCTGCCATTCTCTGACGTTTAGCTGATCCTCCACTGGCGTTACCACCAGAGTTTGAGCCACCTGAAGTAGTCCTCATAATATTGTCTTTTTGCGGGTAATCATTGATGATCAATTCGATGGCTTCATCAGGTGATGCATACTCACCAGGCTTAGCCTTACTAAAAATTTTCTCACCAGACCGATCCACAGCATAGACAGATATACCATTCTCCCCATCCTCAACAACGAAATACTTCCCGAAACTGTCATAAGCAATATCAGGCGTCAGCACAGTTCTATCCTTAATAAACTCGTTTCGGTCGAAAGCACCTTTGATGATCAGGTTCCTAATGGCTCCGTCCTTTCTCTGTATATTGGTTTCAAGAGATGAAATTTGGTGTTGATGTTGAGTGTCAATATCTTTGATCTTTCCTTCATACGATTCTGCTACTCCAGCTTTCACCTTTCAATCTGAACCGCATTTTTTTCATCCACATCTTCAAGATTTTTAAGTAGGTCCCTAGCTTCTTTTGCCTCTTTTGGTGTGATATCCCCGAAATCTTCTAAAGTCTTTAACTTAATAGAAAGTTCTTCTGGTTCGTGATCTCCCAAAAGACCCATTTTCTGTTGAAGTTTGTCCTTATCTTCCCTATACTTCTTAGCTTCCGCTTGAAGTGTAGGCACTTTAGAATAAAGGTGAATACCATCCAGTGGAAATGTTTTCTCATCCTCATCTTGATCATCAAATACCAGAGGATGTCCCTCTTCACTCAACTCAATAAACTTACCCTCTTGGGCCAACTTATACTGTAATGCCATGATACGATCTCCTTTGTCTTTCCAGACAGTTCAAATTACCTTTCCAGGTTCCAATAACCGTACTAAAGAAAAATTCCATTTTCTTTAGTTGAAAGTAAAAAGTTAATAATAGCAAATTTCGATTATCAAACAGAGGCTCGAGGACCTTCTAATTTCCTTATTTAAAGGGTAACACTTAATTTCCCTGCTTGTCAAGTTTTTCTTGACAAATGATTCCAAATTATTATAGCCTGTACCATACTAAGGGAACTTAAAAGCGGTTGTCAAGAAAAAAATGTATTAACGGGGGATTTTTTTATGGGAACTAAAAGAATTGATACAAATGATAAAGCATTTTCCAATAGAAAACGGCTTAAAAAACGCATTAAACCTAAAAAAGAATTATCTGAAGAAGATATAATAGAGATAAGGACTAAGAAAAGAAATTTCCTATATCACTACAAAAGTAAGGGAATGACCATTTCTAAAGCCTTGAAGAAAGCCGGAGTCAAATCTCAAAATACTATTTACACATGGGCTGAAGATGATCCCATGTTCAAAGAGCAATATTACAATATAAGAAAACAGAAAGATCCTGCCGCATTCTACAAACCAACAATGGTAACTGAGGAAAAGGAAATAGACAAAAAGGTTATCATAACTAACAACGAAGATGAAAGGGTTCTGAAAGATGCTCTAAAAGAAGCTTACAGATATTCCAGTTTCAACTTGACAGAAGCATGTAATGAAGTCGGTATATCTAGGGGTAAAGTTGTAAAATGGATGGAGATAGATGAGTCGTTCAAAGATGAAATGTTATCTGTTGATGAGGAGAAAAAGGACTTAGTAGAATCCAGTCTATTAGCAAAAGTGGCATCGGGGGACACAGCAGCAATCATTTTTGCTGCCAGATGTTTACTTCCAGATACTTACAATGAAAATAAAAATATGATCAGAGGAAGAATAGATGTTGTCCATTCAAAAGAGGAGACAGACGCCATCATAGAAGCTGCACAAATCACACCTTCAAAATTAATGAATACTCCAGGTGGCAAATTATTAGCTGAAAAATTAGGTGGTGGAGATGACATTCTTGAAGGTGAATTGGTAGGACGAAAGGGAGATGATGGCAATTAAAAAAGGTCCTTCCAACGAACAATTTGCGCACTCTAAACTTTTAAGCTTCACACGTTTAATGTACCCAAAATATAAAATTGGGTTAATGCATGAAATGATTGCCATGTATCTGGAAGCTGTAGAGAGAGGAGATATTAGAAGGTTACTAATTTTTTCTCCCCCTAGGCATGGTAAAACTTTATTAGCATCTGAAATGTTTCCTGCCTGGTTCATAGGTAGAAATCCAGATTGGCAAATTATATGGTCAACTTACAATCAGAAACGTGGTGACGATGTTGGACGAAAAGTCAGAAATTTAGTTGACTCAGATTTACATAGAGAAATATTTCCTGGTTGTGCTATTTCTTCAGATTCAAAATCTGTGTCTCATTTCTCTACTATTCAGGGTGGAGAGTACTTTAACATCAGTGTTGGTGGTGGTGCCACTGGACGTGGAGCAAATTGTCTTCCAGCAGAAACAATGCTAAATGTGAAGATTGATTCTTCAATAAAAACTGTTGACATTGCTACCCTCGTAGAGTTATTATCTAGCAAAGAAATAAAAATATTATCTTTAGACCATACTAGTAACACTTTAGTATACAAAAAAATAATAGCTGCTAGAAAGGAAATTACAAATGAACTCTACAAAATCACCACAAATTCAGGGAATTACATTAGAGCAACTGGAGAGCACAAATTCTTCATACAGGGACAAGGTTACATTAAAACGAAAGATATACAAAAGGGAGACACCATCACAATTATTACAGACAAGAAAATCCCAAGTATGTCCGGAGTGTGGAAAAAGAAAAACTATAGGCTCTCTTCATTGCAGATCCTGCTATCATATGCTTCGAAAAGCCGATACAAAAATAACATGTGCATGGTGCGGAAAAGAAGTAGTAAAAAAGAATTACGAAGTACGTGCAGCAATAAAAAGAAAGCACAAAGATATGTATTGTTCAATAGAATGTTCCCAAAAACATCACGCTGTAAAAAACAAAAGAAAATGTGTAATCTGCGGAAAAACAACAGAAACGCCTATACGAAAATTCTGTTCCAACAAATGCAGAAAAGAGTCCAGAGAGCGAAGGAAAATGCCAAAAATAATATGTCCTCAATGTGGGAAAACATTTTCCCCATTAAGCTACTTAACGCAGCATTGCTCCCGAGAATGTGCCAATCAAACACATTCTCAGAAAATGCTTGGAACACAGAATTCCAATTATCGGCATGGGAAAGAATACAACATCATATCACGCAAAATGCGCCCTTTAATACTAGAGAGGGACAACAATCAATGCGCTGTATGCAATATTCAAATGGGGAAAGTATCGACGGTAGATGGCAATACAGGGAACAAAACAAAGAGGGAAACTCTCTTACTACATCACATAGATGGGGACAAGACCAACAATGCACCAGAAAATCTAATAACACTATGTCTCAGTTGTCATATAATTCATCACAAATCAAAGAGGACACCATTTCCCAAATTGAAAGAATTAGCACAGATCCGATCCCAGTCTATGACATCCAAGTTGAGGGAACAAGTAACTTCTTTGCACATGCAGTACACAATAAAAGAACGATAACTAACGATAACTATCTCATTTTAACCCACAACTGCTTTATTATAGATGATCCTATCAAATCCAGAAAAGAAATAGAATCCCAAACAATTCGAAAAGACCTCCACGAATGGTACAGAGCAGTTGCTTATACTAGATTGATGCCTGATAATAGAATTATTATGATTAATACTAGATGGCATGAAAATGATCTTAGCGGTTATGTACTAAAGGAACATCCACAAGAAGATTGGACAATTCTTGATCTCAAAGCTATTGCAGAAGAGAATGATATTCTCGGTAGAGAAGTTGGGGATGCTCTATGGCCAGAAGCTTATCCTCAGTCATCTTTAAATGCTATAGAAAAAATTATTGGTTCTTACGAATGGAATGCTCAGTACCAACAGCATCCAGTAAGTAGAGAAGGGGGTATGGTAAAACATGCCTGGTTAAAAAGATATTCAATTTTACCAAAACTAAATAGAATCATTATAAGTTGGGATACGGCATTTAAAGATTCAGAAATAAGTGACCCATCTGCTGCCACAGTGTGGGGTATAGGTGAAAATGGATATTACCTATTAGATGTAATAAACAAAAGAATGGAATTTCCAGAACTTAAAAAAAGATTTTTACAACTATACGAAGTTCACAAAGCCACAGGGGTATTGGTTGAAGATAGAGCTAGTGGGCAATCTTTAATTCAAGATATAAAAATGGAAACTAGAATTCCCATTATCCCCATCAGTACCAACAATGTGAACAAAATATTACGCTTTGACGCAGTAACAACTTTATTTGAAGCTGGAAAGGTATTTCTTCCAGAAGAAGCCCATTGGTTATCTGATTATGAATATCAAATAACAAATTTCCCTTCTACTGAACATGACGATATGGTAGACTCAACAAGTCAATTTTTACAATGGGTGAATAAACCGAGATACGTAAGAAGGCCACCATCAAAACTTTATTGGAAATAAAGGAGAAATAAAATGGATGTAGAACAACTATTAGAAACCCACGACACTTATGCAGATATGATAAGCGATTGGACATTTTGGGGCCTAGCTTATTCTGGAGGTACTCGTTTTATAAATTTTGCATTACAAAAACATATGAGAGAATCCCAAAAAAATTGGAAATCTAGACAAGATGAAGGAACCTGTTTCAATTACTCCAGTATCGTTATTGATCTATTTAATTTCTACCTTACAGAAAAGCCTGCTTTGAGAGAATTAGGTCCTTTAGTAGATGATAAATTGTGGAAGTTATTTACCAAAGATGCTGATCTATATGGAACCAATTTTGATGTGTATTTGAATGAATCTCAAAAATTAGCAGGTATATACGGTGCAGTAGGAATCTTAGTTGACAAACCTACAAGTACAAATCAAATCCTCAAAGAAGATGTAGCTGATGGCATTTATCCTTATTGCTCTACTTTTACATTACCTAATATATTAGATTGGGAACATGAAAGGGATGAACGCACTAATAGACCTCAACTGACCTATCTCAAATTGTTTGATTACGATAATAGGTATTTACTTTGGTGGCCAGATAAATGGGAAATATGGACTATTCCTGAAACTTCTGGTGGAACCACTATGAGGATTCATAAACATACAGATACTTCAGATTATGAACCTAAACCTGGAGATAATAAATATGCACAACATCCAGGTAAAATTGTAAGTGCATTAACCTCCACAGAAGATCCAATTATGGTTTCAGAAGGACCTAATCCATTAAATGAAATACCTTTCCTGTGGTTTCAAAATATCAAGAATATTGAAGATCCTTACATTGGTGAATCTGATATTAAAGAAATATCAAGAATTACGGCTAGTATTATTCGAAATGTTTCTTATGGAGAAGAAGTTATCAAATTTGCTGGTTTCCCTCAAGCAAGACGTCCTATGGCTAGAGAAGGTGAAGAGATTAATAATGAAGCTGGAGTTACGGCTATTCTTGAATTTGATCCATCTCTAGGTGAAGCAGGAAAACCAGATTGGCTAAATGCAGAAGTAAATGAACCTATAGATGCTATTCTAAATTGGGTAGACAAAAAGGTAGAAGAAACATTTCAATTGGCTCATCTGTCTGGTCTTAATGCCCAAAGAACTAGTGGTAGTGCTGCTAGATCAGGGGTAGCAATGCGCTATGAATTTCAACAACTAGGTCTTGTACTAGGTAAGAAAAGCTCTAATCTCACAGAGACAGAACTAGGTATTATTAAATATTGGTTGAAATGGCAAAATAAAGAGAAAGATTTTAATAAGGTGGAAATTACAAGGTCCACTGACTTCAGCATTGATGATCTCAGTCAAAGTCTTGAAAATGCTATTATGGCTGATCGTATAATCCCTGAACTTACCTTCAAAAAAGAATTAATGAAAACAGTAGCTAAAAGAGCATTACCGGATTTACCTGACGCCTTAATGGTAGATATTCGCAATGCCATTGATAAATTAACAGAAGAAGATATTTTAAAAGCAAACGATCAAACTGAAAATAGATCCACAAAAGATATTAGACAAAATAATGCTAGAGACAGAGATAGAGATCCTGGCAAATCTGATGCTGATCCTTCTGCTAAAGGTATTACTGATAATGTAAAAGGTTCTTCCCGACAACTTGACGGTAAGGATGGTAGAGGTGAAGATACAGACAGATAGGATAATAAGGGGGTAGAAAATCCTACCCCCTTATTTCTTATGAAGGTTGCCACACCAAAATTGTATATCCATCAACAAATAAAGAGCCAATATAGGATCTTTCATACATTATAATCTCCGCCTTACCAGACGATTGCAAATATTGCACATACCCATCTATGTAGTTCCTTTTCTTCATATATTGCAAAGACAGATAATCTAACAAATTATCTGGATTTAACAGATCCTGAAAAGGTTCTATGTGAACTACAATATCAGGCTTCTGCTCTACTACATAATGTACAAATTTTTCAAACCCTGTTCCCAACTGTTCTAAAGACGCTACAGTTACAACAGCACTATTCGGTTTCAAAGAGAAATTAAGGTCAGGAAGAAACATATCAAATAACACACCCTCAACATTGTGCAGCATAGGTTCCAAATTGTTCACACTCTGAACACCGGACTGAGTCCAATCTAACCCATATAATTTAGCTTTTTTATTAACGGCTCGCATTCGTACTAAATTATGTCCTGTACCACAACCAAACTCATATACATTTTCTACATGTTGCAAAAGCGCACCAAACAAATACTCCTGCAAACCAGCAAAGAAATGATACTCTAAATCATTATCTAAATGATTGGAACGTACAAATTCACCGTTGAATCTCATAATAGGGTATTTACCAAAATAACCTGGAATGTACTCTTTCAAGTCTAAAGACTCCTGCCAACCATCTTCCCACTGCTGCTTTCTATGTTTACCTGTCTGTTCCAAAGGGTTCGCTAGTTCTTTCAATATAAACAAAATCCATTTATCTCTTTTCTCTTTATCTAAAGGGTAATATGGATTAGTTCTATAATCTCCTATTCCATCTTTCCAATAAATATTCTTCACATAATTATCCACAAATCGGCATATCTCATTTGTTATCATAGGACACTCCTCTCATTGGTAATTTGTTAATCCAATGATATTCGAACTCATTTATTGTATGTCCTAAACCCTGCTTTAGAGAAGTAAAAACAAAGTCAGGAAATATTTCTTTGAAAACAGAATTATCAGAAGGTTTCCTCATCTGACCATCAGGTTTATCGGTATCAAAAATGCATTTCACACCAACTCTTTTAGCTATCTTTTCTGCTACTTTTCCTACAGATACTTCTTCACTTGTAGATATTATCAAAGGATCAGCAGAAATGTATTCACTAAAACACCTAAGAGAAATATTTGCCATATCGTCAACAAAAATAAATTCTCGTAAAGGTTTTCCACTGCCCCATACAATAAGAGGTTTCTCCTCTTTCTTTGCAATAAATGCTTTATGAATTAAGGATGGAATAACATGACCATTCTCAATATCCCAATTATCATGAAAACCGTATAAATTAGTAGGTACTAGTGTAATAAAATCACACCCGTATTCTGTTCTATAAGCTCTACTCTGTACATCAAGCATTCGTTTAGCATGAGCATAAGCCGCATTAGAAGGGTGCGGTGGACCATCATGGATGTTCTCTACGCTCAATGGGTAAGGTGCATTATCGGGGAAGACACACGTTGATAAAAATGATATAAGTTTTTTCACATTCACTAATCTGGCACATTCCAAAATATTAGTATTAATTGCAATGTTACTACAGAAAAATTTACCTGGATGGTTCATATTAGAACCTATACCTCCAACTACGGCTGCCGTATGAATTACATAATCCGGTTTTACATAATTAAAAATAGCTTTTGTATCTTGGAAATTAATCAAATCACAATCTTCCCTTTTTAAGGAAATTACATCAAAATCATTCTGCGCAACAGTGCAAATTGCTTTTCCTAATAGACCACCAGCTCCAGTAACTAATAATTTTTTCACTTTTAATCTCCTTCCTTTAAGCTATCAATCATATTTGCAGCATCCCATTTTGAAAAAGGGTCTGGCCATACACCATGTCGATCAATCGGTATATCTTTAGCTTTGCAAAGTTCTGCAATCATATCCTTTTGTACTTCAGTAGCAGCTTCATCCATAAAGTTAAAACCTTCAACTGGAAAATTTTCATGTTTCATTTGCTATCCTCTATATATTTCCAATCATTATAATTAGCAGCTAATTTAGCATCTTCCTCTGTTCTAAACGCATACCTATTTCCATCTTTTGTTATACACATATGAGAGTATACAAGAGGAACCACTCCATTAATAAATTGTAGTTTAATAACCGCCCTATTTCCTTTATTCAAACCAACTGCAAATGGTATATCAGCCATTTTTTGACTCCTCCAAATACCTAAACCACTCTATTGTCCTATCCAAACCATCATTTATATTTGTAATTTTCATATCTGGGAATTCCTCATTGTATCTATCAGTGCTAATACCAACAAATGTAGGGGATGCATCGGTGTGTATTAAATCAACTAACTCCACTTTTGCACCTACTTCCTTTCCTATTAGCAAAGCTAATCTCCCTATTGTAAGAGAACTTTCACCACCTACATTGTAAACGGTCTGCTTCCCATTCAATAGGATGTTAAAGAGCATTTGGACGGTATCAGTAACATAATTATATGTACGTACATTTCTCAATCCACCCCTTGGTGCTATGTGCTTATTTTCCAAACCCATTCTAATGAAATCCGACATAACACGGGTGTCATCATATCTGCAACCAGGACCATATGCTAAAGCTATCCTAGCAATTTTACCATTGTAACCCTTTTCATTCAAAGCATGAATAAGAGCCTCACCACAACGTTTACTTTCAATGTAGCAAGCTCTGGGATGTGCTGGCGTAGTAGTTCCAACCATATCTTCAGTAGCTTCTACAGTCAAACCGCTATAAATCTCTGAAGTACTGGCAAATAAGATAGAACCACCAAACTCTAAATTTTTAGTAATTAAATGTAGTAAAACCCCCGTATTCAAATCGATTGTCGTATAAGGATTTATACTAAATTTGTCTGGTTGTCCATATCCCGCTAAATGAAAAATATAATCAAAACTTCTAGTAGGTAAAGTTAAGGAATACCAAGAATGACCAGTCATTCTCTTACGTATACAGTAAGGAACAGTCTCATGGTGTAAAATATGTGTATCTGCTTCAACGTCATCTAATGTTGAAAGAATATGATTACCAATTAGACCGCTTGCCCCTGTCACTAGTACCTTCCTACCTTTTAGTTTTTCAATGTTACGAACCCTACTAGCAACACTGGGGAAAAAATCTTTTATATCTACCATTTCAATCTCCTCACATTCCAAATAATGCGATTAACCATATCTTTTTCCTGATCAAAACCAACATCTACAAATGCTTTATCGGGTGTTACAGAAATTACCTCTAAACCAGGAAAAGCATTTACTATCTCTGGTAACATAGCTGAATAGTATGGCTCAACAATCATGAGTCTATTACTTTCTATATTCCTACCTATAGTATACAAATCTAATGGTACTGGTGTAGTGCAATATAACACTTTTATTCCAGAACCCATATAACCAGTTATCTTAACGTAGTCAAAGGCAGGACCTGTGATAAGCATTGTGAACCTTGTGCCAGTTCCATGAAGTGGGAGCACCTCACCAAATTTGACATTCAAGTTATCCCCATTAGTATGCTCACACAGGCGAAAGTAGGTAGGTAGACCATTATTATAACTTTCCTTAAACAAAATGTCAAACTCTTTCGCCGAACCTGGCACAACTATTTGCATATTTGGTATTTGACTGAGGATAGAAACGTCTGCTGGACAGTGATGTGTACTTCCAAGTTTATTGTAATTATAACTAGCTCCAACAGAAACAAAATTACCACCTAACTCTTGATATCCAAAATCAATCTTAATTTGCTCGTATGCTCTCTCCACTAGAAACGGTGCTATAGAATGCACCACAGGGGTAAAACCAACCATAGATAACCCTGATGCTAGACTGATCATTGCCTGCTCACAGATACCTATATTCTTTGCTCTCAGAGGGTATTTCTCTAATAGATGTCTGAAACCCCACACTCCAATATCACCTAAGAGAAGATAAGGGTTTTGATCCTCATTCATTATATCTGTCATTGTCCTTACGAATTGATTTCTCATAGCAACTCCACATCTACTTTAGTAATTACTTGAACTCTCAATTTTACACGGGCTTTACACTGATCACACCGCATCTCCTCATCTTTTAAATCAACAGCAATTTCAGGTGGCATGTCATATTCATCATATTCTCGCAAATCACATTCCCCTGCTTTAGACTGAAATCCTATATTGCCACCACACTCAGGACATACAATAAATACCCAATCAAACATTCCCATTTCATCCCTCCTCCGGTGGTGCTTCACTGTTCGCATTGTTCATCAGCATAACAGCAATTTTCTCTGCAAGGTTCACATCCATCTCAATGTGTTGATACTCTTGATCACACCATATCCGTGCCGCAATGTGTCGTGCAGTTTCTAATTTCATCATCCCTTCTCCCATTTTACACCCCCGTAAACTTCCAATCAATATTAACTATCATACCAGTATCATCATATTCTGTTTCACATTGGATTGAATAAATAGGTATTTCTCTATCTCCTTCTTCTACTACAGCAAAATGATCTGATATAGCTACATAATGAATAGCATCTGTATGCCACTTCATAGTTGCATTAACAATAATACATTCACCCATTATTCTTTTAACAAGCTCAGGATTGTCGTATATCACATTCCTTGTAATAGAGAATTTACCTAAACGTCTTTCTCGTATCGGTGCTTTCATTTTAACCCCTCATGCCATCATATTCGCAGTTCTATAATTTTCACATTTTCCAGCTACATCTATTTCTATATGCTTCAAATTACAATTATGGGTGTCCTGATTTCTGTGTACACAACTAAAATTGTCACATTTTACAGAACATAGGGAAAACAAATTAGCAGTGACATCTACAGTGATATTTGATTTTGCCATTATTCTAGTTCCTTTATATTAAATTAGCTATAACGAAATCAAATAAAGAAGGACATTCCTTTACCACTTTTTCTACTTCTTCTTTAGAAAAAAGAATTTCTTCTCCACCTCTTTTTATTCCTTCCCAATCTAAAATAAGTTCTGTTGGTTCTGGAAAAGGGGGTAATCTTTCAAACTTTCTTATCCGTAAATGTACACCCTCCCCCGCATCTACCCAAAAAGAATTATCCATTATTCTAACTCCTTCATAGCCTGCTGATACTGTTCTTCATTCATCGTCTTGTGGTGCCACTCAGGGTTATTCTCCATGAAACTAACCCCATATCCCTTTGTCGTTATAGCAACAACACAGTAAGGTAATCTAGGTGGAATAGCTGTATCATTAATAGCATGATTAATATCATACATGTTATGTCCCACTATTTCATTAGTAACCCAACCAAAGGCACTAAACACTTTTGGTATATAAGTTGTCAAAGCCCTGTCAGCAGAACCATTACAATCCACTATACAACATAAATTATCCAGATCATGATATACAGCTAAATTTGCAGCTTCCCATATAGCTCCTTCATTAGCTTCTCCATCACCTATCAGAACGTAAACTTTCCCACTTCTATTTGCTGCTTTAAGACCTAAAGCGATGCCAACCCCAATGGGTAAACCATGTCCTAAAGAACCAGTAGACGCATGAATACAAGGGGTTTTGAGTCTATCAGGATGTCCTGGTAATCCATTTGGTTTGCAAAATGAATCTGAATCTTCATCCGTAATATAACCAAAATGGTTCAAAACAGCATACCATCCAAGGGAAGCGTGTCCCTTAGATAAGATAAAATAATCTTCTTCCTTTAACACATTATCGTAAAGCACATATAGTAATTCCACAATAGAAAGAGAAGATGCTATATGACCCTCTCCAGCATTGTAAGCAGTAGTCAGTATTTCTCTTTTTATTTTATTTGGATATGGATTTAATAATGTCATCCCGTATACTCCTTCAGTTCTTCTAATAACTGGTGTTGCCATACTTCAAAAGTTGCTACTTCTCTTTCAGAAACCATGCTATCTTTCAGTAATAGGAAACACTTTTTAATTTGTTCCGCTATAGAAATCTCTGCAACCTTAGTGGCAGTAACTGTAATACTTTTTAAATGAGGCCACATTTCCCAAGTGAAATATTTAATATCTGTAACATGAAAACCGAAGCTAGACAAAGTGGTTTCAAATCTATCCTTCCACCACTGATCTATATGAAATCCCCATTCTGCCGCTTGATCACCAACTAAATGACGTACTATAGCCATTTTCTGAGCATACTCAATATCATTATCAACTATCTGCTGAATACTCCCCATAAAATCAGGAGTTTCAATTATGAGTATTCCATCAATCTTTAACCAAAAGTGCCATTTCACAAGTTGTGCTAATGCTACTACACGTGGAAAATGTTCGAACAAATGATGTAACCGTATTTCATCCACAGAAAATCTTGGAAAAAGCAAATCTTTTGTTATATCTGCTTCTGCATCAGCAGCAGAAATCATAACATTATGTTTATCTTGAGGGAAATCAATATTAATAAAACCATCTAATTTAGTCTGACCACAACCCAAATGGAGCTTCAAAGATTCCTCAACATTATGTAACCCCGATTCTACCAATTTATCCAAGGTGTTCATGACTCTCCTTCCAAATTATCAATCATCCTTTTAGCATCCCACTTAGTAAAAGGTTCAGGCCATTTACCATTAGGATCAATTGGTGTATCTCTAGCCTCACAAAGTTCAACAATCATTTCTTTCTGCTCATTTGTTGCAGGATCATTCATAAAACCAAAACTGTCTATTGGAAAATCTGCATGTTCCATCAAATATTCTCCTTAACGAATTTTAAAATTCGTTGAACCATTTTCTCTGTGGTGAAATTTTCCAGAACAGTATTGATGGCATTTTTAGCAATCATGTACTTATCCGCATAATCAATCTCATAGATCAACTCCTCTAATTCTTCTAATGACTCATAATACATAATATTTTCACCATTATTAAACAAGAAATCTGCTCCATTGTACATTCTGGGCGAAAACACAACTTTACCCGCAGCCATAGATTCGATCACCCTGCTTGATAAAACATTAGTTCTATGTGGAAGATTTAAGACCCCATACCCTTGAATACTCCAGAGTATACGCATCCAATTCTGATACATTTTCTTTCGAATACCCATCCAAGAATCACAAAATGTTTTGTAATACCCAACTGGAATAACCTCTTTTCCGAACATATTATTAAATGCACCAGAGGTGATGGTTTCATATTGTGCTGGCATTCCACCCTTTTCTTCTGAATTACCTTGTGGATTTAACAAAAGAGAATCACCCAATGCTTTGACCCATTGCTCTCTTTCTCCATAAGGTGTTCCATAAAAAATTACATTATCAGTTTCTAGTGCTTTTTCATTCACTTCAAGATTAACCATACTCTCAGGCACACTAGCAATATCAAACATTACTGGAATTTTGAAGGTTTTTAAATCTCTCTCATCCACAACTACAACGTGCGTCATATATGGCAATTTCGCATTGAGATTTTCTGTTCTTAAATTAGTACCGTCTGGATTATTTTTATACTCATCAGGATGAATAGTGAGACTTTCAATAACAAATCCTACCCTAATTTCAGCTAAAGATTTTATATATTCCAATACCTGCATTGGAATTTTAGAATGCACAACTTCAAACCAAACCTGATCATACTTTTGTCCCATAGTAATTTGATGCAAATATTGCATCCACAGACCGGAATTGTAAAATGCTGGTACAACCGTAACCTCAATATTCTTACCAAAACCTTCACTTAGACCTACCCCAACCGGATAAGTCATTTTCTTTGCAGAGTACCAATTTGGAAATTCCAAAGGTATGTAAAGAATGTTCATAATGCCTCCTCCCCTATTTTTAAAATATTTGTTTTCCAAACATACTTTATTTCTTCCTTATGTTTTTCTGTAATGCCCTTATCCAAAATACCAGTGAAATTTCTTCCCCAAAAATCATAGCCAAACAAAGCTAATTCCCTACCCCAAACATCACGAACTAGAGAACGTAAATTATCATCGTAATAATCTACATAATTCTTTGTGGCTTTGCCAACCATAACCCTGTCTTGTGGTGTATAAGAAAGTTTATAATCAGCAGCTAATTCTTTCAATTCACTATCTAGATCCTCTTGATGAATTAGTCTATCAATCATAAAATCACCCTTATATGAAAAAAAAGCGAAATGAATAAATTTCTTAGATGGCCACCCTACATCTCTTTTAGCGATTCCTTCCACAAAGGTACTGAAGCCCTTCCTTGCTAATCTGTAATCATAATGAGAAGGATTTTCATTTTCTGGTATATTACATCCTGCATGAAACCAATAGCTCACTAACCATGAATAAGGATTCCTAACGGTAGCAAAACAAATTCTATCTGGTTTATTTACTACCGATACATCTTTCTTCATTTTAGCTAAATAGCCTGGGCTAGGTGGGTAATCCTTATCATCAAAATTACCATCTATGAAAACACTATGATTCAAATCATTAATAGGATCTAATACACCGTTCCTTGCTGTATAGGTTCCACCTGTTTTTGGTACATGCAAGTAAACTAAATCTGTCAATTTTATGCCCCTTTACTCTCCCACTCACACAATTTACAATCAAAAGGAATTAACCCTGAATCTCTAAATCGCCATAGAATCAATGGAAGTATTTTCGTAGTGAGGTGACATCCAGCACCATTAATATCTAAATATCTAACATCAGTTTCTCCATTCATTAATAGCATTTCTTCAAACACAGAAATAAAAGGAATGTAATTAGTATGACACTTTTTACATAATTCCTGATTAAAAATTTGTGTTATGCTATTACGCTCTTTACATGTACCAGAGTAAGGCCAAGGTGGCTTATCCCCACCTTCTTTTAACTTAAAACCAGCAATACAGCCAAAAACTGCTACTTCATAACCTTCATCTTTAGCCTCTTTTATAGCTTCAAAATACCTTTGTACTACTTCCTTTGTTATTTGTACTTGTGGTCTATTCTGTTTTTTACTTTGTTCTACTATATGCGCTCTAATATCCACTTCACCAAATACAAATAAAAGAATATCCTCATCTTTTTTAAAAGAAACAGAATCACATATTTCATAAATCAATTTCATGTGCTTCACTGCCTGATAAGCAGTAACAGCACCTATCCTAAAAGTACGAAACCAAGGAAGTTTATCTTGTGAAAGATTAGGCCAAATTGGAACCATCGAATCAGTTCCAGAAAAAATAGATACATGAGAATTGCCAAAAGCAAAGACTTGTCCCACGTTTACCTCCTATTTTTCTTTCTTGACCGTTTGGACATTTTACTTTTTATCTTTCTCTTTTTCCTATGTTTTCTCAACTCACTTTCATGCTTATTGAGATTAGGAATTTGTTCTTCTTCATCATTATTCATTTTCCCACCCTCTTAAAAAGAATTAAATTATCCCTAAACCATGGGAATGACATACATATTTCTGGAATTTTCAACATTTCTGTTTTTAGATCATAGGTTAATTCCCATGCGGGTACAAACCCTTGATTTTCAAATTCCCTTACCCAATAACAAATGCTCTGACAATTTACATGTCCTGTACCACCCTGTCCTGGTACAGCAGCAGTCCACCATACAAACTTACTAGCTGCACTTGTCACAACTTTAACGACTCTAGAAGATTTATCTTGAGGAATATGCTCTGCTACTTCCATACAAACAGCAAGATCATACCTTCCTTCTGGTTTGAATTTCACAAGATCATGTACTTCTGCAAAGGTTTTAATATCTTCACTCCAAGCAGATTCAGCTTGATCACTACCGTCAATCCCTTTAAGAGTTGAAACACCATGCTCTTTCAATCTTTCTAGAAGGAAACCGCACCCACAACCCAAGTCAATAACAGATTTCGGTTCAAGAGTGGCGACTATCAAATCCCCCAGGAAACTATAAATGGGTTTATACTTAACGTGTGCATTATAAAAATCCTCATCGTAAAGACCAGAAGTAGAATCTTTTTTTATTTCATCTTCTAATGTAGCAATCAAATCATCTTCCCACCCCATTATAACCCCTCCTCCATTAAAACTTTTTCAAAAAATTCTTTATTCAGTAATTCTTCCACATCAACAGCATCATACACGAAAAACTCTTTTGGTTTCTTTTCCCATAATGAATCCGGTGGAATCAAGTTTTCTGTACCCTCAACTATAGTCCAACCTCTCATTTCTAATTCATCTAATATTCTAGCTTTAATCTTATCACGCATGATAATTCTCCATTGGTAAAAATGTGACAATTCTTTTCATACTTCTGCTGTACAAAACTAAAAAATCAGTTCCTTCGTACTCAATCTTATGAACAGTTCTAGTATTAGTTTTTCCTTCTACAAATACCGCATCTCCATTGTGAATCTTGGCAATTATCTTGTTCAAGTCAGCATTAGTAAATTCAATGGAATACCTTTCCCAAACCCTTTTCTTAGCATGATTATTCAATGCTACATCATA